GTCGCTTCTCACGCTTGCTCTTTAGTGACTCTTCATCCAAACCCCATCGTTGTAAGAACTCTGTGTGGAGTTTGCGCGCAGCTACAATAGCGCCGGGTTCCTTCTTCTTTCGCGAACGATCGTGAAGTGCTTTCATCGCCGCCTGGAATGATTTTCGGTCATCCAGGTAGTCGTCATTGCTCTCTAGTTCAGCCTTCCTCTCTGATTTGGCCGTGGTCTCTGTTTGGAAGATCCACGATACGTACTTCTGCTGAGGTTCTGGTGTTGGCATCCTATACACTATGCAACTCCCCTGTCGGTGGAGTGCTGATGTTGTATTGATGACCTCCAAACCCATAGCGATAATACGAGTATTACCATCAAAGAAGGTAGTAGGCAGACTAAGCGTGAGATCGTCCGATGAGTATCCACCAGCGGGCACCTCGCCGCCATACGTTTCTGACCCCGAAGGGACACAGTAGGCGGTGGCGCCCCCGATTGGAAATAACCCCATATCGGAAGTCGGAACTGGGAGTGTCTCCCATGCATAGTTGGTGTCAGTACCACCAGTACCTGTATTACTTAACAACATAGTGTCCGTAATCTGGTTCGGATTGGGCCACAAAACGATGTTTGCGTCCCAATTTCCAGTATCCGTTATACTTGTCGTATTTTTCTTCAGGTTTTGGGTGGACTTGATACATTGAACCACTGATGCAGCCACGTTCATATCCGGAAACCCGTTAAGAACGATCTGTTCATCGTGGAAGGGGTCAGTGACCTCTATTAACCAATTCTTGCCCTCAGGAGTTAGAACCCCCTCGGATACCATTGCTTGTAGCGTGGCTTTGCGTTCTGATTTTTGCATGATGCTTGTAGAGTTCAGTTCTCCAGTCAAACTCTGTCCTCGGTTGTGACCGTAGTCGGTTGATTCGGAGATACCTTGGAATCTCTTGGGGGTGCACTGATTGGTGCACTTTTTATCCTATGCCTTTAGGCACAGGGTTGCGCTTGCTGGAACCGGCACTGGCCGGCTCCAACCCGGTCTCGGATTTCCCTCCCCTCGATGGAGGAGACTACTCCCTAAACTCTCGTCGGTTTTGCAGCAACAACCTTGTGTCACAGGCGATGCCCCTAGGATGAAGGGCATTCTTTGGACCCCTAGAGGTCCTTTCCTACGTGCTCAAAGTTGAGGGTAAGTTGGGCCCCTGGCCCCTCCCACCCAAACCAGAACGTGTACAGGTCGTGGTCCGACGGGACAAAGGTGCTCGAAAGCTCCCCAATCTCGCCGGTGGCACTCCACTCCTGATATTTATCGATCATGTGTTGTCGAATCCAGTGTCGTTCTTCCTCAAATGCCAGTAGGCATAAGAGCGATGTCCATTTTGACCACAGGGCCTCTTTTGTAGGTTTGTCAACCTCCGTCACCATGGACGTTAAAACTCTGTTTACGTCAAAGGTGTGGGCCCATCCATATGGTGATCGCTTAAACACTCCTCCCAGGAACTTCAGTCCTTCAACTGTGTCCTGTATTTTGCATTCATCTCGCTTGAAGATCATGCCAAATTTCGTATAAAGGGCGTCTAGCCAATTCAACAGGCCCCCATGTGGTTCCAACCAACCCTGAAGCATTGCCGAAGCATTGCCAAGGGAGTCATCCCCATAGAGGACCAGCTGTAAAAGATCCATACAGAGTCTAAGAGTAGGATGCACTCCATTTTCCAAACAAAGTTCACAAATTCCGTACATGTACAGGAATATGTGCCAAAACGTGTTATCATAGGATGTGCTATCTTGCCCACTCTTATTACCATGGTCATAGAAAAGTAACTGACCTGATGGTGAGAAGATAAGGGACTGTGCCTTGTTGTAGTAGTGATATACAAACCTCTCAAAGTTTGCACGTGTGCGAAACTGAGGGTGTAGACAACACCACCTAAAGGCCATACAGATTACAAAGGCGAACCTAGCCATCCGTGAATCCCATTTCTTGAGGTCTCCCTCAAACTTCTTCCCTGGTATGCTGAACTGGTTTCCCAGTTTTGTAAACCCGCCATGTGTTCTGTCGAAGCCTATCGCGGACCACGTTCCTG